GCATACAGAAATGATGATGGTAAGACGGTATATGAACCGTATGACCCTAGTTGAGCTGTTGAACGTCTTAATGATGATAAAAAAATAGAGCAAGACAAGATCATAGATCAATATATGCAGAAAGGTATATAGTGAAATTTACTATTGTTATGTTAATAGATTTTATAGGTCACCCTAAATTGGGTGACCATTATACTAACAATAGAAGATATTCCGAATTGCTTAAATTTGCTACAAGTAGCAAACTTGATAGAGATAATATTATTTTTGTATCAAATACTAAAGGCGATATGTTGTCTGAAACTTTAGATATGTTAAAGACAGCAGGATTTGATATTCTTTATACCCAAAGTGATGAATCTATAAACGATATTGTAGATAAGATTAAAGATATAAAAGGTTGGGATATAAAACAATATACAACACAAGCCATCATAGGTGGTTGTAACCTAGGTGGCTGTGTTATAAATGCAAAACCTACGAGTGCAGTATTCTGGCACCAAAAAGGATTCAAAACAACAATACATTTACCATTATGTGCTGAATATGAACAACCAGGTACGAATGCTGTAGAGAAAGTATATCGTAGTATTGAGCAGTTAAATCATTTTACAAAAGAGTATAAAGCATTTGGCATAGAGTATTGTAATGATTTTCATAGATTGATGTTGGCTTATAATGATTGAAGAAACACTAAAGAAAAGAAAACAAGTTAGAATATTCAATACTAGAAAAGCACCAGGCATAGAACTAGTAAAAAGAATTATCACAAAAGCATTTGAAGTGTCTGCTTCAAAACAAAACTTTTACCCATTTAACGTATTCATACTACACAAAGAAGAAGACAGAAAAATATTTTGGGAGATTACTAAAAGTGCTCCTGGTGGTGATGGCAATTACAATGCAGAAACAGGACCATATCATCTAATCTTTACACGTAGAACAGTAACAACACATCCTGATCCTAAAATAAAAGAAAGAATTGCTAAAGGTCTAGTGTATCCTATAATGGATAAAGACAGCGATGAAGATCATAGAGTTGCAGTAGAGGTAGGTATGTTTGCTAAAGTATTAACTACAATGGCATTAGAACATAATATAGATGTAGCATATCAACTATGTTTTCCTGACTTTGATGGTCAGCCAGAGAAGTGGTCAAAGTTACCTTTTGTAAAAGAAAATGTATTACTTTGTATGCAGTTAGGATATGACTCAAATAAAAAAGATAACGATAGAGAAATAAAACCTCAAATTGATGAAGTTGTAAAGTGGATATGAAGAATACAATTATATTATTAATAGACTTTGAAGGAGAGAAAGAATTACAAGATCAAAACTATCTTAACAGTAGATACATTGCCTTGTTAGATATATTACAACAAAGAAAAATCAATAGAGAAAAATGTATTGTTGTATTTAATACTTACAATAAGTTAGATACACTATCTGATACACCTAATGAATGGGAAAAAATAGAAGAACCACAGTTAAGCAAACTATGTAAATTTGCATGGCTTGAAAAATGGCATGTATTCAATACTACAAAAGAAACAGAAATGGGTTTTAAAGATATAGATATTGAAACGTTTATAAAAGTTATAAGAGATAAGAAACCTAATTTTAATATTCACCCTAATAAAACAAATGTAATTATAGGTGGCACAGAAACAGCAGGTTGTGTTCTCTCTAACAAGAAACTAGGTGCTTTGAATTGGTCTAAAAGGAGTTATGATACTACTATATACCTACCATTATGTGCAGAATATTCTTCTATGGGCAACACATGGTACGAAAAGCAACAAAGTGCATTTGCTAGTTTCTGGTCAAAGATGAAGAAGTGCGATCCTAATGACTATAGAACGTTGAATATTGTTAATGAATTTAGAGAATTATCATTGCCTTGGGCACAGACAGGTATCAAACCATTGTAGCTTGACAAAGGTTGTAAATTGTGATATAATGAATATATAATAATTAAGGAAGGTATATTATGGCGTTTAATTATGTAAAACTGAATGAAGAAAAACTACCTAAAAATTTAGGTGTGAAAGGCAAGAACAAAGATGGTATAAGATATTATACTATTGATGGCGTTAATATGCCTTCCGTAACTTCTATTCTAGGTGCGATTCCCGAAAGAAAAGTAAAAATAGAAGGTTGGCGTAATGCAGTTGGTGAGAAGATGGCTAACTACATATCTGCCTCTGCTACAAATAGAGGTAAAGCAACCCACACACTAATAGAAAATCATTTAAAAAACCAAGATGAGAAGTCTATGGGTATCACAGCTGTGACACCACTAGGTTTGTTTAGAATTATAAAACCTTATCTTGCTAGAATAGATAACATACATTGTATAGAAGAATACCTATACTCAAAAGAGATAGGTGTTGCAGGTCAAGTAGATTGTATTGCTGAATATAAAGGCAAACTATCTGTAGTTGATTTTAAGACCAGTACAAAACAAAGAGATGAAGATTACAATTATGGTAACTTCTTACAATGTTCAGCATATGCTAAAATGTTTGAAGAAATCTTTCCTGACAAAAAGATAGAACAAACAGTTGTATTGGCTGCTTGTGAAGATGGTTTTGTACAAGAGTGGATACATGGTCCCGAAAACATTGCAAAACACCAAGACTTGTTTTATAAACATACAAAAGACTTTATGGATAGAACTAGCATAAATAGTTAAATGAACATATATAAAGAACTTGACATAAATTTAAGTGAATGTACAGACGAACAAATTAAAAATGTAGCAAGATTAACTGCTTATCATTCCAATGTGCTGTTACGTAACCAAGAACTCTCAAAAGATGAGTACGCTAGAATACTAGCATTATGGGGAGATAAAACAAAACATCATGCTTGGTACGAAGATCCAGACCATCATCAAATACAATACGTAACTAATAGATCAATGCCTGAACTAGGTGGCAAACGTGGTATATTTCCTAGAGGCGAATTAGAATGGCATTGTAATGGCACATTGGCACTTGATCCAGAGGATTGTGTAACGTTGTATTGCAAAGTCCCTACAAAGGACAGATGTGATACTATATTTTTAAATGGTGTTGAAGCATACAAAGACTTATCACAAGACATAAAAGATAAAATTGAAAACAGTTATTGTATGATTACAAATGATTTAAGGAGTTTTCACCGTGCAGATTTTCCTCATTTAATTACTAGACCTGAAAAACCTAGAATACTTAGCAGCGATAGAGCATATACTATTAGCGAAGATCAGGTAACACCAGAAGAAGCACAAGACCTACATAACATACAAGGTAGAAATAGAGGCAAAGATAGTGCCATCTACAAAGAGATGATGAGAAGAAAAAAAGAGTATAGTGTAGAAGGTGCAAGATGGAAATACGTGTATAAAAAACTTGTACATAAACATCAAGTTACAAATCAAAAAGGATTATATTTTCCTTTCTTAAACATAGTAGGGTTCCATGATATACCTGAAGAAGAATGGAAAGATTTGTATGCTCATTTAGTAGAGCATTATTTAAAATATCAATACAGCCATGACTGGAAAGCAGGTGACTTAATGTTATTTGATCAGACACAGGCAATGCATAAACGACAACCATTTCCTTTAAAAGAAAATGGCGAACAACAAGACAGGTTGTTATGGAGAGGAATATTTTACTATGAGGGCGGCGTATAATAGAGATAGTGACATAGAATGGGTATCTATGGACTTCAATGTTCCAGTCAATGCAATATTACGAGAATACAATCAAGTAAAAGATAGTTTAAACTTACAACGACCAGAGTATGATCACAAAGATTGGCACGCTGTGACGTTGTATGGTTTTGGTTCTCACTTAACAAAAAGTCATTGGGAGTATAGATCAAAAGGTCGTAAGTTTCACTCATGTGGAATAAAACCAGATGTTACAGACATAGGTGAAAAATGTCATGGTACTTTGAAATGGGTTAGATCATTACCATATGCTCGTATAGATGACGTAAGATTTTTAGTAATTAAACCAGGTGGGTATATATCAAAACATATAGATGTACCTGAACACAATTGGTTAGACCCTTTGAATATAAGTCTAACATATCCTGAAGGCAGTAAATTTATCTTAAATGAGAAAGAAGTGCCTTATAAAGCAGGTGCAAGTATAGTATTAAATGTGCATTATGAACACTATGTAGAAAACAATAGTGACGAAGAAAGAATACATTTAGTAATACATGGCAAGAAGAATAAGGACTTTTGGTCGCAAGTATCGGAAGTACCAGGCATATAAATATGAGTATGATGAAGAAAAGAAACGAACTACCAGCATTTAAACAATTGACTCAATTCAATTTTGATGTAGAGCGTATCATTGAAGAAATACGTAATATGCCTGCTCAAGCAAATACAGATGACCTAAAAGAAAAAGATGGTTATGGTGAATTAGTAGGAGGCAAGTGTGGTTGCTTACAGAAAGCATTTGGTCTAAAATTTGACACTATTGAGGAAGCATATCAATGGTTAGAAGACAATGATGTAGAAGAAGCAGATTTAAAAGGACAACTTCCTGCAGGTAGAAGAATGGCATGGGACTTTAGAAACTATGTTAAACAATATAATGACTTTATTAAAGAAAGTGACGATGGCAAATACGTAGTTGATCAATCGCCTTATAAACAGATTGCATTTACACAATACAATCCAGATGAAGAAAATAGAGTGTATGAAAAGAAAATGCCAAAGTCTAGGTTAGATGAAAGACACTACAACAAAATTAAAGATTGGGTAAAAGGAACATACATTGAAGAAGTTATCAATGCATTTAAAGGCGAAACTCATAGAGCAAGAGTTGCCATTATGGAACCTGGTTGTTTAATTAAACCTCATATAGATTACAATACTGATTATTCAGTACGTTATCATATACCACTTACTACAAATAAAGATTGTGGTTTCTTTGTAATAAAAGATGGTGAGAAAATATATCAACAAATGAAACCAGGTGAAGTATGGTTTTTAAATCAAGGTTTAAGACATAGTGCATGGAACAAAGGTAATACATCAAGGTCGCATATTATTATATCGGTGAATGGGCAAGAAGATTTGAATGAATAAAACGTGGCGTAAAGATTATTTTATAGAAACAGATTTTAAAGTTGAACCAAGTTTTTGGGATAAGTATTTCAATAATAAATGGGAAGATAGTAATCAACTTTATTCTGAATATGTTAGTGATATAACTGGTGGCAAAGAAATGAATAAGTTTTTTGTGCAACAGATAAAAGACTTTGATAGACCATTATTAAAACTAATCAAAAAGATATGGAATGAATTTGGCATTAGACCAAAAGATTTTCGTTGCAACTTCTTTAAAGTATTAGAAGGTGGCGAATTACCAGCACACATAGACGCTGCGAGTCAATGTTCAGTATTAATACCTGTTACAGAAAACACAGGTGAGTTATATGTTGAAGATGATAAAGGTAGAGAGTCTATTGTGTATGATACAATGACAATACTGAATACTAGAAAGTCCCATGGTGTTAAAGGTCCTACAAAGACAAGGATTGTTTTTCATATGGGCATACATGATGTACCATTTGAATGTTTAAAGAAATAAAAAGAAATCATCTCATTAGCGAAATGCAAATAGAATCAGACGAAAGGTCTGGTACTGTAGAAACATGGTTTCCTAATTGGTATCCTGATAAGACAGATGAGTTAAATGATTATATGAAATCTGTTTGTGAGAATGATGATAGATTAGCAAGAAATTACAAGGACCTTAATTACTATAACTTTCCTTTTATAACAACTGTAAAACGAGATGGTAAGATTATAGAGTGTGGTACAGGTTATACTTCTATGGTATATCCTAAAAATTGTTTAAGGGTAATGAATAGATATTACCGTGCAAAAATGTCCAGACCTACTGTTACTACAGAATATGCTAGACCAAGCAAACTTGCTGTGATTGAACAACAGTTAGAGATGGCTAGAAGATTAGATTTTGAAGTTGCTATTATTACAAGAGATAGAGCAAGAAGACATTTTGTAAAATTTGCAGACGCTTTGACAGCAAAGAGTGATCAAGTTTGGGAAGTTAGTGATAAAAAGTATTTGGTTACTCCGAACGAGAAAAATCCATTAGCATGGCAGTACATTGCATACACGAAATTGACGCATATCGGCTATGATTTTTGGTCAAAATGGTAAGTATAGTATAAATAGTTAAGTGAAAAAACTATTAATAACTATACTCGGATTAGTATTATTAACTAGCGTATCATTTTCAGAGGAGAAAGAGAAGTACAATTTTTACTGGGATAATGTACCAGTCGTTTGTGCAGCTCCTGAAGAAATAGATCGCTGGGCATATAATAAAGGTTTTACTCCTCTTTCTATGAGTTACGGTAGAGAGGGTGGTAAGTCAGATGGTGTTGTTGTTTATATAGTAGTTTATTATTTAAACAAAGAGAACGGTGAAACATTTGCAACCGTTACCACACCTACTGGCAAGGACGTATGTGTAGTTTTTAGGACATTTAATTTACAATTAAATCCTGAGATCATGGAACAATACGGACCAGGACTTAATTTATAAGATTGATAACACGAACTAAAGGAAGACAATGAAACTTGTAATGGTTATATTAAGTGCGCTAGTATTAACTGCTTGTAGCATAAAAGAGCCTAGAGTTTCTTTCGGTAAGAAATGTACCGTAAAGGAAGACAAAGTAGTCTATTCATACTTATGGTTGTATGATAAGTCTGTAGGTAATCCAGCAGATAAAAAGACTTGCGAATTAATGAATTAAACGTTGAAGGTATGATAATACCTAGAGAAGACCCGAGTGCAATTCTCGGCTACTCCACCATCTAAACAATGAAATTTAGGGGGTAGAGTTAGGATCGATTCATAGTTAAAACATACTGGAGTTTAGTCGCTGGCAACGTAATGCCTTTTATAAATGCAAACAATAACTTTGCAATGGCAGCCTAATAACTGCTAAGGGGTCGCCTCTAACCTAGCAACAGAATAGAGGCTTGACAAATTAGTATAATGTGATATAATATTATTATAAAGTGAGGTAAATTATGACAGATGACAATTCAGTAGATAAAACATTTGAGAATGAATCTACAAGAGATACCAGTCCCATGGTACGTATATCAGTAAAAGAGTATAACGATTTAAGAGATGAAGCAAAAGAAGCAGGTAATTACATTACCGATCCTAGTTTGATTGCTATCATTGATAAGATTGAAGAACTAACAAGAGCATTGAGAAAACACATAGTAAGAAAATTCTAATGTTAATGAATAGTAAAAAGTTTGGTCTGATTATTGAAGGTATTGTAAAAGAGAAGCGTATCGGTTACATGGACGCAGTATTAAATTATTGTGAAGACAATGACATAGATACAGCAACAATAGGTCCTTTAATAAACAAATCACTAAAAGAGAAGATAAAAATTGAGGCAGAGAACTTAAACTTGGTTGAGAAATCAAGCACAGCGATC